CGGCAGCGTCAGATGTGTATAAGAGACAGATCTTCCGCTTTTTGTTCTCAAAGGGTTGGACAGCTTTTCTAGGATTTTTCCTTTGGCCTCGCATCTTTGACTGACTCTAAAATTTCCGTTGACGAATTTCAGCCTTTTGTTGCTTTTTCTTTGAGTTGCGTCAAGCTTTATCTTCCGACCGCCGTTAAATCTAAAAACGTCGTTGTTTCATTTCAAATTGCCCTCAATCCTTCTCAAAGTTAAAAGTTTGAGAATGGCTCCGTCGTCTGGCTCCGTTTCTAAGACTTCCGCTGTTCCTTCTTAAAGTTCCGAGGGCGAATTATCCTTTATTTGCTGTCAACCGACAGTTTTTAAAGGAAATTTTATGAAATATAAAACTGAAATAGTTATTGAGGCAATACGTCTCAAGGAGGCAGGAGTTACGACTTCTGCCATCTCGAAGAAGCTTCTTGCTCCCTCGTCTACGATCAATGAGTGGCTCAAGAAAGCCAAGCAAAACAATCTCACTGCGGAGAATTTACGGTCATTATCCGAGCAAGACATCGAAGAAATACTCCGGCCGCGCAGCTGGTCCCGTCAAAACGTCATCTTGCCCGATTACGAGGATCTTCTTGTAAAGGCCTCGGCTCCGAAAATGACAGTCCAGAACGTCTACTTGCAATATCTGGCTTCAGTTCCAGAAGGCTGCGAGCCTGTTAGCAAAGCAACTTTTTATCGAGAGTTAAAACGAACGAAAGAGCTAGCCTCCAAGGAGCTCCAAGATGTCTGTTTACTGAACAGCTTTACTCCGGGCCACATGTGCATGATCGATTACAGCGGGGATGGGGTGTGCTGGAGAAACAAAAACGACGGTTCGGTTAAAACCGCACAGATCTTCGTCGGAGTGCTTTGCTACAGCGGATTGATCTTCTGCACTGCTACAAACGGCCAAACCAGAGAAGACTGGCTGACTGGAATTACCAAGATGTTCCATTACTTCGATGGGGTCACGGACGAAACCTGGCTTGATAACTCTACTCCTCTGGTTAAAAACGCAGACAAGTATGACCCTGACCTTGCGCCGGAATTTAGTAACTTCTGCGATTACTACAACACCCTCGGATACGCAGTTGAACCGGGTAAAAGCCGGCATAAGGCTCTGGTCGAAAACGCCGTTAAGCAGTTCCAAGACAGAATTCTGAATCATCTTAACAAGCGCAGCTTCTTCAGCATTGAGGAAATAAACAGCGCAATCGAGCCGTTGCTCGTTCAGCTTAATAAGTCAGAGTTGATTGAGCGGCCCGGAAGCAGCCGATTCAGTCGATACAAGGAGGAAGAGAGAAACCTGCTGCGACCGCTTCCGCTGATTGAGTACTCAGCGCACAGTAAGGTGATGAGCAGAAAGGTACGCCCCAACAACCAGATCCGATTAGGCAACGTCCGATATAACGTTCCGTGGGGATATGTTGGAAAGGAGCTGCTGGTAAAGGTAGACACCCAAATAAAAGAGATCTCCTTCATTGATCCTTCCGACGGAGAAATCCTTACTACGACAAAGATCCGAAATCCAAGCGACGGGCCCGAGCCTCAAAGGAAGGAGTTAATACCTCAGGACTTGAAGTATCTCGTTGAAAACAAAGAGGAATTGCTGGATCGAATTAGGGTTCAATTAGGAGACAAGGCATGGGAAGTTGCAAAACGGCTCGCCAAACCGAATAACAGCATGGCGGTTAGGCACCTAAAAGGGTTCTTATCACTGAGCAAAAAATACGAGAAAGACTTCATGGATAAGGTTTACGAGGATCTCTTGAAGAAAACAATAATCAGCTTCAAGGGGTACCGCGATGCTCTGCAGAAAGTGGAACAAATCGAAGGGGTTAGATATAAAAAGAAACGGCTCAAACATGGGGCAACTTTAGATGTTATCGATTGCCGTTCAGTGCGAGGAGCTGAGTATTACAAAGACCGCTTCAATCAATAAAAAATAGGAGTAGTGATGACAATGAAAATTGATGCGGCAGAGGTCGCAAAAGTATTTACCGATTTGAAACTCCCGGCAGCTTTTAAAGCATATGAACAGCAGCTTGGAGATCCTGATGCAATGAAGTTGGACTTCGGTGATCGTGTTGCTCTGATACTCAGAGCAGAACTGGACAGCAGAACACAAAAAAGAATCCAGCGGCGCATTAAAGAGAGTGGAATCAGCGACAGCATGGTTGGTCTCGACAACACTATCTTTACTCCGGACAGAGGTATGGATGAAAGCTACGTGCGGGAGCTGGCCAGATGCGAATGGCTCGCTGCAGAGGAACCTTCCTGGATATTGATCACAGGCAAGTCGGGAACCGGCAAAACTTGGATCATGAAGAGTCTTATTAAGGCCGCAGCAGAACGCCAATACAGGTGCCGTTATGTAAAAACTCGAGATTTAATGGAGGACATAGCAATTGCCGTCGACGAGAAGCGGTTCAGCCGATTAGCAGATCAGCTGGACCGCTATGACCTTATCGGGCTTGACGACTTCAATCTTTTAAAGGCGAAAGATGAGGTAAGAGAGGCTATGTTAGAGCTGTTCGACCGACGCTGGAATAAACGAGGTCTAATCATCTCCAGTCAGTACCCGTTTGATCAATGGTACGAGTATATCGGAGGAAGAGGTGATCAAAGGGATGCCATGATGGATCGCATTGCAAACGGCAGTCATAGGTTGGAACTTAAAGGACCTTCAATGCGTGAAAAACGTGAAAAGGTTATGAAGTAAAAAAAAACTTGTCTCCCCGGCCTAAATCACCCTCGGCCTCCGGCCTCGGTTGATTTAGGCCGGGGAGACAAAGCCAAAAAGAAAGAAACCTGAAGCCAAAATCTAAGAAATTAAAGAACACTCACGGAAATTTGCGAAAAGCCAGCGGAAATAATGAGAAAAATCCACATCCGGCAATAGTTAAAAAGAAACTCTTGAGAACTCCGGGATCAAAACTATTCAGACGACTTAAAAATTGATCCCACATCTCTCAATCTCCCTATGTCGTCGATTTTGTAGATGCATGTTTCCTCCGATATTTAGATAAAAAAGAAAGCCCCTCGCGAGGAGGGGCAGATAAATTAAGTGGAACCTTTGTATGGATAAAATCTCACGTAAGTTTTTATAACTGTTCCGTCCTGTAAAGTAGCAACAAGTTTTATGTCAATCGCTTTCCCTTTAGCGATAGGAAGAGTCAAAACCGGCCAACCCCAGTTGTAGCAACAGGTTTGATTGGAATCGAGATTGTCAACCTGAACATAGGCCGTAGCTTTGTCAGTCGTAGGTAGTTCTATTTGACATATAAACAAGCCGTCCGCCGGAGCTGTATAAGAACCCAGAGGTTGGATACCATTCCCGCTCCTAGTGTAGGTAAGCGTTGTAGCCTGATAGTTGTCCATAAAAGGCACAGACTTATGGCTACCCCGGAAAGCTAAGAGAACTTGTTGGAAGAGCGCTTTTAACATGACGCACCTCCAAACATCAAATCAATTGTTACCTTCGACTTTGTATATACGAATATAGGCAGCAGAGAACTGGTTTGATTGCCCAATTGCGTAGGTGAGTTCTTGACCTTTTTTGGCGTAAGCCCAAATAGAAAGGTTCCCATTCGCAGACGGCCCAAGATTGATAAGGTTGAACCCTCCAATATCGGTAAACCAAACTCCATAACCTCTGAGGTTAACGACCCCTGTGTACGGCATCGTAAATGGGTGACTTTTTCCATCTGTAATAACAGATAGTTGAGTAGAATCTTGAAGAGAAATTGTTGATTGGTCTGCAACCCACCCTTTCTTACTTTGCAAGAATTTTTCCGCAAAGAGCTGTACCAATGACTTAAGCGACACAGGACACCTCCTTGCAGAGTAAGGCGGATAATCTTTCTAACCCCCCCCCGATATTCTTAATGAATTGGGCTACTGAATTTTTACCACAATATCTAATCGTTACAGGGACACCTTTTAAAACAGGTGTCATCATTAGAAAGTCAAAGAGAATGTTGTCGCCACGGGCTACTCCCTCGGCATATTGTCCTGAAATAAGATAGGAGGATCTTTGAGGGAGGCCTTGATCTCTCAGCACTATGTAACCGTCGCTCGGCGGTGTGTAGCTCATTTCCTTGTTTGTAACACCGTCACTAGGAGTTAATTGAATTGTGGTAGCAGCGGTGGACGGGTAAGACTGCTTTGCAACTTCGCCTGATTCCTGTTTGGAATAGAACTTTGAAAGCAGGAGGCTCAAATACTGTTTCAACATAATTTGCCTCCTGTGGAAAGAAGGTTACGAAGAGCCAGCGGTTGGAGCAAACCAACATTGCAGAATGTTTGGGGCTTCGTTTCCCAGCAGGTTGACTTTCTGTCCCTTAGCGACCGGGAGATAAACAGAAACTGCAAACCCTTGGCTTTCGTATTTCGGCACAGAACTGGATAAGAGCACAGATCCTCCGCTTGTGACATTAGCCTCCAAAACGTCGGCAGGAAGTCCCCAGAAGACAATCCACCCATCGCTCGGCGCTGTGTACGTTTTAATGGAAGTGTCGAGAGAGATTCTTGACTTCGGAAGAACTTGGCCGCCAACCCAATCTGATTTGCTCTTGAGGAAACTTTCTGAGAAAAGTTGGATAAGGGCTTTAAGCATAGCTTTTCTCCTTTTCCAAAAGAGAAAAAAGTGTTTCTATTATACCCCCCCCCGATTAAGCGGTTGAAAGTTACAACAATGTTTTCGATGTTGGACCCGTAAATCTCCACCGTTTTACCTTTTTGAACTGGAAGGTTGCAAGCCATTCCTTGATAATTATCTTGAGTTGCCGTAATAACCGTCGGATTATTTTCCAGCGGTAGAGAAGCAATCTGAGCAGCGGCTCCTGCCATAGAACGACCATGGAATGTCACATAACCATCTCCAGGAGCCGTGAACGTGGCTATCGTTCCCCATGAACTTATAGTAGTTTTTGAAGCGATATTTACAGGTTGGTCTGAGGGCATCGCCTGACGTGCCACAAGACCTGATTCTTCCTTGCTATAAAACTTTGCTAAGAGGAGAGCTAACAAGTTTTTTAACATGCTGCACCTCCGGATGCAAAATTATTTAGACGATTCGTTACGAACGAAGATAAGATTTCCAGTGCTTGAGTAAGTACCAAGATCAACGATGATGGTGTCGCCTTTTTGGATTGGAATTGAAGCCCACTTCCAAGAAGAAGACGCGTTTGATAAGTAGCAAGTCTTTCTTGTGGAGTTTTCAAGCCTGAACCACTGATTGGAAGGTGCATTATTTCCGCCAATCTGAAATACAGCCCAACCACAAAATGGAGCAATGAGGTTTTGTTGGCCACCTCCAGAGATCGATTGATTCTGAGTTGTTGTACTTGGGCCGCATTGATAGGCAATGTCTGGATATTTATTTTGCAGAAACCTCTCTGCAAATAATTGGATAAGGCTCTTAAGCATGACAGGGCCCTCCAAACAAGGAGATTATACCCCCCCCCGATTGTCTTGAAGAATCGTACCGTGATGTCAGTTAAACGAATACCGTTTACGGAAAACGAGGCACCTTTGCTAATCGGGAACAACATATTAAAACCTTGCCCAGACATTGGACTTACTTGAGAAATTTGGCCGTCTCCTATTTGTGCTTGAATCATAGATCCAACGTTCTCAGTTGTTATATACGCAGATCCACTTATGTTCAAATATCCATCGTTTGGAGCCGTCCCGGTGTAAAGACCATTGGTCCATTTGTCTCCTACCGTTGACGTTCCATTAAACCACTGCGGGGAGGTATAGGTGCTTGAAGCGCTGTGTGCAGCACCTCCTGGTGTAGTCCGAGTATTCAATAATTGTTGAAGCAATTGTTTAAGCATTTAAGCTCCTTTCCCCGGGGCTTAAATGCCCCGACTTAATTCGGTAAATTCAACGAATAAACTAAAGCCGATACGCCAGATCCTGACCATTCGAAAGAGATTCCATCGCCTTTCTTCAGAAAGCAATAACAAGAAACGTTATATTTGTTCGATCGGACTAGCGTTACATAGTTCCCTGCTATGTTTATTAGCGCATAGGTACTGCTGGTTACTGTCGGATAACCGTTATTAACTTTCAAAACTACACAGCAGGCATATGGCGCTGTATAGGCTTGACTCCCTGCTTCTGAATCAAGCAAAGAGATAATGAGAGGATTGTTCCAATTAGGTAGAGAGAATCTGTCAGCCTCATAACCATATATTAACTTACCCCCCCCCCGCTCACCGATTTACGAGGAACGAATAAGCTACACAACAGGCTTGCTAATTCTTTAAGCATTGAAAAAACCTCCTTGTCTCATGGAGTTGCGGGCATCAACTGCCTGTTCCAACTCATAGGCCAAAGCATCCGGAAATTCCGGGTAGTCGATAAAAGGAAAACCAGGTTGATCTGGAAGATCCTTAAGCGCTTGGCGATAATCCAATAACGCCTGTCGATCTTCTTCAGTTAATTGAGATCTCTTTGCCTTAGCCGCTGACTGCACAGTAATGTCCGGGAGCTGAACATACTTATCAGTGTCAGAGATTCGAGCATTGCGCTCTCCTCTAACTTCTTGTTCGTAACGCTCTTGGACAAATTTGTCATCAAGTTCCGGAAGTTCCGTTGTAAGGTAGTAATTACCGTCTGCACTATGGAAATAGCCTTGAGGACTGGGCTCAAGCTTCCAATATTTGATGATGACACCATCATCTCGCTTAAATCTTTCGGATAGCTTGTAATGGCTCTCTGCGTATGCCTCATCTTTGGGATCTGTAAACGCGTGCTGACTCGGTGCATTGGAGGAAACAACAATTCTTCCGTCCGCGTCCTTCAATGAATATTTTGCAAGAGGCCGACCCATAGCCTTGGCCAACATCTCTTGCCGGACTTCTTCAAGTGTTTTCATGCTTTGTCCTTTTTAAGAGTTTCCTGATTCAGAGTTGCTACTGGTTTGCGTGTTCTTGGCATCGTCAATTTGTTGCTGCGTTCCGCCGTTTTCTAAAATCAATTCTTCAAGAATCGGACATAGATAATCGTCAGTTCGTTGATCAAAGTTATCGTCAGCCCAAGCGTTAACGCCGGTGGTAAAGCCGATGTTGTTTCGTGCGGTCTGTTGCTCGGTGTCCGTTAACTGCTGAGCCGCTGAATACGATACGTTTGGCGTTAAATCAACGTAGGTACTGCTCAAAACTGCTGTGGTCCCGTCCTCGGCCATACTGGCAATCGTAAACATTCGACCATCGATACCGACAACCGTATCCCCTACTTTGATATTGCCCTGAGGTTTTAAATCGGCAGTCGTAATCGTCTGAGAAATGGATAATTCCTGATCGATCACTCGAACGCAGTACGCACTATTTGCCGCCTCGGTCGCTTTAGCTTCTGCGTTCTCCGCAGCCGTTTGCGCTGTCGTAGCAGAGGTTAATGCAGATTCGGCGTTACCCTGAGCTGTCTCGGCTGCTTGTTGAGCTGTTTCAGCGGTTTGTACCGCCTGAGCCGCGTTATTGGCCGCGGCTTGTGCATTAGCAGCTGATTCTTGAGCGGAGGCCTTCGCTTCGTTCGCCGTCGATTGTGCCGAATTGGCAGTATTAACCGCCACGGTAGAGGCATCTACTGCAGATTTAGACGCGGCGACGGCGTTTTGAATGTCAGCATCCCAATCATCTACAACCTGTTTTAACGTTTCTACCTTTTCATTAGCGGCATTCGCCTCAGCTAAGGCATTAGAAGAAGTTGAGTTAGCAGTCTGAGCTGTTTCCCGCGCTTCTTTTGCAATGTTTAACGCTTCTTCTGAGTTATCGGATGCGTTGTCTGCATATTCTCCGATCTCATTAATTGCATCCTCAGTTTGCTGAAGAACATCTGGCCCACTGATTACGCCGGTTCCGGTAGGGGTGTAATGAAAATCAAATTTCTTTAATTTCGCCATTTTTCACCTCACTCTGGCAACCGGACGAAATACGCCATGCAATAAAACGGTGGCTCGTTTGAAACCCCCGTGATGCTCGTATTTGCGTTTAGCGTATGTGTATGCGTTTGACCGCTTCCCGTGTTCTGAATACTTAGTCCGTGCTGATGTTGACCGTTGTTGGAAGTTTCACCGGTCCAGCTTCTAGAAGCGTCCATCCCGATTCCCCAATTGTCCTCATCGCTTCCTTCTGTACCTATCAAATCCCTTCGAGTTTTATAAAAGCACCCTGTAGCAACAACAGAGTCATAATGTTCAAGGCCTCCAAACTCGCCTGTGATATTCATACTCCCTCGCGTATGCGCATGATTCCCCGCAGGCGCTGTAGACCCTCCGTGAGTATGCGACGGCAACTGAGCTACCGTTAACGCTGTTCCTCCGATCGTTCCATTAACCTGAATATTGTTAATGTTGAGTTCTGCGCTCCCCCCTTTCGTCCCTTGATTAGCCACCGTCGAGCCTTTAAGGAACCTATCTACCAAATTCGGCGTTAATCCCCCGCGACCGTCACTTTCTCCGTCGCATAAAACCCAGCCCTCATCGGCTTGAGTCGAACCCCAAAAAATCGGACGCCGATTGTCTGATCCGCCTAGAGTGACGTTGTAAAACGGCATGACGGCGCCTGCGGGAACGGTAATATCAATGTTTTTCCAAACCGTTCGATCCGATCCCGGCGCCACTTTAGTTGACGACGGACCGTTAGGGGCGACACATCGATATTTAGTGCCGTTCTGAAAAACTTCATTCCCGATCTCGTAGTCAATAGTTGCGGAATACCTCATAATTCCGCCCTGCTGATACCAATAAACTAATTGAGAAAGAAGAAAGAAAACTCCGTTGAAGTCAGTTCTGAACGGCGGTATACCTCCCTGCTCAATTGGCTGTGAGTTCTCCACGCCCCATCCGTTTTGCTGAGATAGGCGCCCTAAACCCGCCTCCGTTGCTGTTTTCGGCGGGATCACGATATCGCCCTGAATACCAATAGGCGATTCCATTAAATACTTAGGATAATTCGACATGATTAAATCTCAATGTTTTTTGCCGGGTTAAATACACCCTGATTGAACGGAAGAAGTTCAGAACCGAAGAAACCGAATACCAGCTCATTCGGAGCGACGGCTTCAACGTTTACAAGAACACCCGCTGGCCTGTTCAAAAGCCCGTAATTTTTCAAAATCGCAACCTGCACACTCGTAGGTTCTCCGACAATACGAATACGTATCGTCATGTCCTGGTAGTCAGAGACGAAAACCGGCAACCCTATGAGTTTTGTCAATAGTCGATTGATTGTTTCAGAGGTCCCGTTAGAGACGTTTACGACGGCGCGATAAAAGATCAAAAACCTAAAAAATTCGTCATCTAAACGAGTATCAACCCCGTCGATCACAAGGTTACGATTAACGCCTACTCGTTTTCCCCACCAATCCAGCCATACGCCTAAGGCTGTGTCGGGGTTCAAAACGTTATTAAAAAACGCGTCCAATTGCGGGGACGCGTCTATTTCAGCATTGAACAACAATCCGAGTTGTCGGTATCGCTCTGAGTGCGAGTATTGCGACTGCAGGGCGATTGAAATCAACGATCGGACGTTAGAAATTTTGCGGAAATCCGTAACGCTGAGAATATTCCGCCAAGTGACTGAATCAGCCATATTTAATTACCGGTAAAAATAATTGATACGTCGGATTCGCTAATCGTCGGTTCAATATTCGCAGGTATTTGAACGCTTGATCCGAGCGCTCCGGTTTCTAATCCAACTTGAATTTGAGCAATCGGCGCCGAAGTTTGAGACTGAATGGACTGATAAAACCGAGACGCGTAGACCGTACTCGCGAGAGAAATTCGATCATTAGCGCCTTGTCCGAGAGCGTCCTGAATTATGGCTTGGATCACGTTATTTTTCTCCGTTTCGTTCATGCTCGTGCCAAAGAACGCAACTGAGATTTTTAACGACTGATTTTGAGGTCTGACGATTTTGTAGTTATATGTAGCGTTGTAATACGTTTCGTCAATAAACTGAACTTCATAATCACCCGTGGTCCCGCAGCCGGCGTCTTTTCGCTGGTAAATCGTTCGGGCGATATCGGAATCCTCGCCTCCGACAATAGCGATCAAAATAGAATGAGGTTCTATAGACACGCCATACTGAGTTATCTCTGCATTGGTCGGATTCTCTAATACTCGAACATCCAAGACGCCCTCAAGAGCCGCTAAATTAGCCTCAATGGCCTCTACATAGCCTGTCGCATTAACCGCATAAGATTCAATCATGCGGTTTCTTAATTCCGCGTCCGTTTCTTCATCCCTGCCAATAACACCTGCAGTCGGATTAGTAATGGAATCCCAGCCGGCAATTGTTGTAACAATACGATTAACCGATCCTGCAGCTACCTCAAGAGGCCCGTGATTTATCGCCGTAAATGTCGTAGTCACCGAACCCGTATCGTCAATCTGAGCACCGTTGGCGGCTGAATGGCGGTATTGATTTCCGAGAGTATCCTGAGCTATGGCGCCGTACGGAATCACCGTCCCTTTTAAACCTGTAAGGACGCAATTTACAACGGTAGGCTCCGAGATTTTTCTGTCCAATCCATAAAGCGCTGCCAAAGCGTCTAAGTATTTGCCGGTCGCAGTCTCTGGGTTGGCCATATTAGCCAAGAATGCGATTTCAGAATTTTTAGCCTCAATTTCTGCGACGATTAAATCTAAAACTTGACCCATCGGTGAGCTGGGCTCAATGTTGAGCAACGGGTCGTTAGGGGATGTTTGAAAAGCCTGTTGAATTTTTTCACCTAAATCCTCTCGGATTTCCTGAGTACTAGGCAATTCAACGCCTACCAGAGGATTAAAAATAATCTGAGCCATGATGTCTAAAAAATAAATGAGGTTGTTTCGTCTGAATCAGTGGTAATAGTGATTTCACCGTGCAGGGTGCGTGATTCTTCGTCTACATCAGTGACCGTTACTGAATCAACGGATTTCACGCCTGCAACCCGATTGCCTGCCTCATGAATAATTTGAGCTAAAACTGACGGATCGAGTTTTTTAGCAAGCTGCACCTCTTTCCACGCGATTCCGTTTTCCTGCTGGTAATAGGCGTCATTGGTCCATAGTCTGATTTCATTAGCGAGATTCTGCGCTATCGCTAACGCCCCAGAGGTGAGCAAAACATTCCCCTCTGGCGAGAGCTGTAAATCCCAGTCAGGACTTAATAAAGCTGTTTTTGCGGTATGCGGCATTTTCGCTGGCCCTAAAGATCATTTATCACTTTTGTCGCTATTGCTGAAATCGTTTCAACAGTAAGCGGAACCCCGAGCGACGCCGCGCCCGATTTAACTTTTTCCCATACGGTCTTATTTCTCAGTTTTTCAAGTAACTCATGGCCTCTAAGAGTAAGACGAGGTGAACAAAGACCGTAAGAGCAATCAAAGTTTGCTCCTGTTTTAATCTGCAAACCTTCGACAAATCCGCCGTCTAAACACAATAGAAGATGACCAAATATTAACTTTTCTTGAGCTTTTGCCTCAGATTTCAGGTTCTCTCTTGTGTCGAAGTTTTCGAGCTGAACGGAATCGGGCAAAGCTCCAACGGTACACAGGTAATCTGAGATACTTTCATCTTCGAATTTTTCCAATAAGCCTCTGATTATCTTCCAGTCCATTCTCATTTTTAGTCCTTATTGTTGAGGTTGACCACTGGTAGTATTGCCAGCTTGAACTCCGGTATGAACGTGCGTTGTAAGGCTGACGCCCTTGGCTTTAACGTCCCCGCTAAAGGTTGCGTTAGCACCACCTGAACCGCCTCCGTTAATCGCGCCGTTAAGATTGATTTGCGGAGAATTTAGAGAAATAGAAGTCGAACCGTTAAGCTGTATCGTTTTACCGTTAATCGTGCAGGAATCGGTTTTAATCACGACGCTCGCAGGCGCCTCAACTGTGATCTCTCCGCTATCTTCGATATGAATAAACGTTGACGGCGCAGGCCCCCAAAATCCGCCTATATAAAACGAATCGGAGCGGTCGAACTCTCTAAACGTCGCAGGCACCTTAGGCGTGTTATCGCCGTTTACGTTTGAAATATCATGCTTAGCTACGACAGCTAACCCGACATCCCCAACTTTCGGGTCACAAACGATAGCAGCGGTTCCATGCTGCAGACGAAAATACGGGAGCTTTGGAATAGTTGTAACTGCAATTCCTTGAGCCTCAACGTTTCGAGGCATGAGAAGCGGTTTAACAGTTACATAACCGGCGCCTGATCCTGTTCCGGTTCTTTCCACTGCTGTAACTGTTACCGGGAACGCGGTGTAAACAGTTTTAGAGATCAAAGATTTAACGAAAAACTCTAATGCGTTAATGGGGCTGGATCCCGCGAAATCGTTGTAATTCGCACTGTATTCTTGACTGCTCATATCACCACCTCGGATAAATAGCTGTGATGTTTGTTTTCCATGACTGTGATCCGGGGTCGTTTGCACATAGCTCATGACGCAACCCCGTTATTTTCCAAGTCCCTGAAGCTCTGGGTACGATCGTTTCTAATTTGAAATTCGCCCCAATGCGTAGATCAGGCCTGAAAAACGTAGAGACGTTAATTCCGTTGTTCGTGAACGTCGGATACCCGATCATTCCATTTGTTGCGTTTATCAGAGGAACTGATCCCTGAGTTTTTCGGGTGCCATGGTTTTTAATGAGTACGACTTTTTCATCATCAAAAATCAAATCAACACCAACGGCGTCAACAATCCGCCTCATTTTTGTGACTGGATCCCCGTCGATAATGCAGTCCTTAATCGAAGCTGTGATGTCGTTATTTTCGAGCGTGTATCCGATCTCTTTAGTAATCTGATCAATCAGCCCCGTTACCGTCTGATTACCGTTTACCGATATCGGCGGCTGGGGAATTAACGCGGGAAATAAGCCGCAGTTAGCTTCAATCTTGAAAACAGGAGAAGGAGTTGCGTTGAAGTCAGCCCATGCGTTAACAATCTCGCCTTTAAAGACAACGGATAACGTTTTGCCCTTCTCGCCTGCAGAAATATTGATTTTGTTCCGCTTCAATGAAAACGACTTAAAACCTAGGTGCGTTAGACGCTCCATTGTTGCTAAGGACAATCCTTTGAGTTCAATTTTGGCCTTAGGAAACGCGGGACAGCCGGATTTTTCAATCGAGCACTTGACTGCGAACCCTTGAAACGTAACGGCCTCTTGCCCGTCCAGAGTTACCGTAACCGCCACTTCTTTTTGCGTGTACGTCGTGTTTTTATCAATTTGCGGTAGGAGCGACGGCATTTTCTGCCTCCTCGTAAACTAGCAGCCATCGAGAATTTAACTCTTGATACTGCGGGTCTGACTTCCCGAGCGTGTCTATAAAAAACAAACGCCCCGAAAATAGAGGCGTTGGATAACAATTGATGTCAGTTCCGATGCAACATCGGCGCCCTGCGAAAATTTGAACGCCATCTACCGCTAAATCACAATAGAGATACTCAGCAATCTGCCGCAACCTGATAACGCAGTTTTGACCGCCGAGAACACAAGAGAATTCTTGGAACGGTAAGGCGCTTATAACGATCTGATTCATTTTTTAAAGAAGCTGGTAATACTCTTTAAGAACCCGGGTTTCACTTGGGCTTGCCCGGTATTCACCTTATTGGCCGAGGTTGCACGTTTGGGCGAATACGAGGTTTTTTGCTGGCGTAGGTTTACAGAAACGATTTCAACGAACGAAGCGTGAACGTTGAGCATTGAGGCGCCCGTCGTTTGAGTTCGGGAAAAATCATAGTGATCGAGCGCCATGTTTCGCCAAATTTTGGCTGGGCTAAATATCGTGCAGGTGTCGGTACTGTTTAATCGCCTATCAAGCATGGCAAGGGCCAAAACCTGAATGGCGTAATTACCGTTAAATAAAAACTCTACATTAACCCGCTCAGGTTCCCGCACAATGTTGAATGCTGCCAGCTGGCCGTTTTCAATGGGCTCTGTAGGAACCCTTGAAGATTTATCTGCATCAACTGCTCCAATAGAGGTGTACGGAACGAACGGCAGAAGGTTATTTCCGACTACCGCCCATCCCATGGACATTACTGAGTTTAGGCTTGCCATTTAATCTCCACCTTGACGATATCCGCTAGCTGAATTTTGCAACATGTCCTGATAATCACCCATACCTTCTGTTACGCCTCGATGAGTCGCATCCTTAACGGCCTGAGGATCGGCGTTACCTTGGATATTAATGCTGACATCCGTTTTCATCGGCGCATTAATAACCGGAGAAGCGGCCTTAGGAACGATCGATGCTGCGGCGCCGGCCTGAGCCCCCGGAGGTGTTGTAACAGGTGCCTTCTTATCGTCACCTAACCCGAACCATCCGCCCACGGTGTCAATAGATTTAGAGGCCCAGTCAGGTAATTTCCAATCGGTGAAAAACTTCATTTTGTCTTCCAGCCATTTGAAAATTCTTTTGCACCCGGATTCAATGTCCTCCCACGCCTTGATGAAGTTATCCTTCATCTTTGGGACGGTATTTATCAGGTTCGCAATATCTTTCGCCAAATCTCCGATAAACCCTACGACAGCCGTGATCGCCGCCACAACCACGTCCCCGAAGGCCTGCAGGAACATGTCTTTGAGCGGCGAAAGTTTGTCTAAGAGGTCTGAGATTGACTTCCAGGCGTCCTGAAACGACTTTCGGATTCCTTTGATTTGATCGTCTGTATAACCTACAGATTTCAGGAAATCTTCAAATACGCTCGGTCCGCCTTTGGCGAAGACAATTAAGTCATCGATAGCCCCGGCAAGCAGGAGAACTCCTGCAATAAGAAAACCAATCGGACTGGCTAGAAGACCGAGCAGCTTGCCCGCCATCATGAGGGCAGATTTAGGCCCAAACGCCAATGCCGTGGCTGTAGCAATACCGGTTAAAGCGATTTTGATGAATTGGCTATGCTCTCCGATAAACAGTGACGCATCACCGAAAATCTTAACCGCCTTTTCAACCCACGGGATAAAGAACTTTGCGAACTGATTGCCGATGTTTTGAATCGCCATTCCGGTAACTTGCCACGAAATTTTGAATCGGCGAGCGTTTTCAGCGTCTTTAGGCGTTAGTGCCAGCTTGCGATATGTCTCAACCAGCTCGCCCATCTGCTTATTGTTTTGCAGAAAAACGGCGGCGCTTTCACGTGTCAACCCGAGATATTTCAGAGCGTAGTTCGCTTGGGCTCCCGTCATGCCGTTGAGCTGTTTACCCATGCGCAGGAATACTTCTCCACTAGCGCCGGTACGCTCGGTAAACGCCTGCATAGCCTGCGTAAAAGCCTCTGCAGAACCTCCTGCTGCCACATTTGCCTTACGCCATGCGTCAATCTCAGAAACATTCATTCGAACTTTCTTTGAGATATCGTCGAGCTTGGCACCCTCATCTAGGAAGTTTCCAAACATGAACTTGGCGCCGAACATAGCCGCCAATGGTGCGGCATAGCTTTTGATTGCCGCAAATACTCGCTTGGCTACAGAATCGAGCTGAGAAAGCGATTTTGATGCGTCCTTGGAGGATTTAACAACCTTCTTCCCTGCTGTTTCGCCGCTCTCTCCAACCTTTCCTACTTCTTTAGAGGTTTTCTTGGCGTTCTGACTTACTTCATCAAAAGATGCAGAGGCTTTGTTAATACCATCCGTTGAGTCACCAATGGAGTCGAGTTTTTCTCCGGCTGATTGAGCATATCCGAGCAGCTGATTCAGCTTGTCGGATAAAACTTCGAAAAACTTGATTACGTCATTGGAATTGACTGATACATCAATAACTAAAGAGTCGGTTGTTTTGGCCATGATGTCATGCGCTCTTTTGCGCCACCCACGAGTTGTAGTTTTTAATTAGCAATGCCTCGTCTAATGCGTAAGCATCTTCCAGCGTTAGTTGAGTTTGTAGTTCGACTAATGAGGCCATTCCGCCCATGACCAAACGAGACATTAGAGGCGTGAGCTGAGTAGTGACCGCCACGCCTCGAACTTTTGCGCAATCTGCTAAGAACTCTGCTCTGCGGGGTAGAACTGGCGTATCAAGTCGGGAAAAAAACCGAAATTCGCCTTGAAACTCTCAATTCTGAGTTTGAGAATGGTCAACGGGCTGGAGATATAGCCATCGGCATCATCAAAAGAGAATTTAATCTCACTTTTACCGTCTACTTTGTAGACCTCGGAAAGCAACTCATCTAACAATGCCTTAGCTTCGACGTGTGGAACACTGACAAGCGCTTTGATCACGTCTCTGTATCCCATTTCGCTCTCAATATCGAGGTTTTTGCCGGTCATTAAAGCGATCCGAATCATCAGGTCTTCGGATTTGGTTGCAGGGAATGGGTAAATCTTGAAAGTCAGCTGATTACCGCCGTCGTCCAATTTGATAACTTTCGGTTCCTTCATTTAAATGCGCTCCATAGATTCAAAGTGGAATACCCAAGTTGTCGGCGCCAGAACTTTATTGAGTGCAGGCATCGGATTTGCCGTCTGCAACACACCATTAGAGAATTGGTATGTTTTGCCAATTGACGGAATTTTGATTGTCAGATTGCAAACATAGAGCTGTTTGTTCGAACTCATTGCCTCGTAAAGCGTAGTGAACGCGGTAGCTGTCGGAGAGTTAGCCTCCAGCGTGATCGTCACCGGATAAATATTCGGAGTAACGCCCGCTGCCATATGGCCGTCCACTCCCATTCGGGTTTCGGCGATCTGCTGAGAATCGGCAACAATAGCGGCGTCAGTTGAAAACCTTTCCAGCTTCAAACCATTAGGGTACAACTCTTCAATCGCCATCACTGCAGAAGCATTGGCTGCTGTGATGTCAAAATTTTGTCTAGGCATTTTTATTTGTTCCTAAAAGAAAAACCCGCCATTGCGACGGGTCTTTACGGTTGTGAAATTTTGATTACATGACTGCGGTCAGTGGCATTTCGATTCGTTGGATGCTTCCGGCATACGTGTACCAAAGTCCTAAACGCGGGCTTCCTCGTTGAGTTCTCACGTTCGCGGATGGAGATTCGATCAGATACCAGTACCCCTTAGAGTACAAATCCTGTTGGATCGTGGGATTCGCCGTTTCCGTGAGTAATTGCTGAACCTGAGAGTTAGATAACGCAAGGCCTGTGTCAATTACACCATTACGTTTAGCGTCATTGATAGGGTCAAGTAACCAAGCCTCGACATATGCAAATCCGACAGCGTTGTACGGAGCACGATTGATCGAAGCGAACCCGTCCATGATCTGACGCTGGATGCGGGCTTTGAACCAAATCATGCCGTACAGAGCGTCAATCCACTGATAGATACCGGATAAGAGACAGCCGCGGTTAATGAAGTCAAACTCGGCGTTACGCGTCGCAAACGCGCCCACATAGTTAACTCTAAGATCATCCAAGGCCTCAGAGACTTCATCGGATAAAACAGAGGCTTTAATACCGGAAGCCGACTTTGCAAACCAAGTTTTAATGCCTTGAATTGCCGACCAATCGATAGATGCACCGACTGCAAGGAAAGCCGCGGTTTCCTGAGCGGTACCGTAGACCATCGCCAAACAGTTGTAATTATTCTCAGCCAGCTGAGCCGCTTTCGTCGCGGCCTGCGTGCTCTGATTCGTCATTTTGCTATCTGTAGACCAATCAAAGTACACATAATCATCATCGATATCTGCCCATGCTGCCAGCGCCGAGGCCTCATCAAACTCAGTGCTATAGAGCGTCGTAAAGCCAACCCAATTACGTGAAACCGAAGTTATCAGGTTCATGTTTTGGGCGGCCGTTAAAGCATCCGTTCCCTGCGATAAGACGGCGCCGGCGCCACTAGTCAGTCCGAGAAGCGCGGATACGTCAGTACCGGTACTAGCACTCGTAGCGAAGGAAATAGAGGCTGTATCGCCTGTTTCAGTTGTGGTCAGAATGATGGCATTTTGATCAGAGTTAAAGGCGCCGGAAACCGCTCCGACTGCAGAAGCCAGCTCGGTTGCAACGTCACTGAAAGACTTAGCCGTGGAGAAGTCGAGGTTCACGACTTCTTTTTCTGTGCCGTTGACCGAAATCGTCAGAGAACCGGTCTTAATGGCTGTCAGTTCAGAAAGTTGAGCTGTGATCGGAGCTGATTTAATCCAAGCAGCGGCGTCTTCATTGATACGACGGGCAATAAATAAGCGGCTTACGGCCCTTTGCTGATTATTCACGCCGGAGAAGTACTGATTAGCAAAATCAGCCTCAGGGGATTCTGCGCCGAAATAATTTCCTACGGAGGCAGCGGTCACAAATTCAAGTGCCGGAGTCTCAGCAGGAATTAAAGCGTTCTGCGTTAACAAAAGGCCGTTAGTTTCAAGATCGGCGCTCCCAGCACTTATAATGCGAGGGGTGATAGAGACCAATCGGTTAGCGTTGATTGACATATTTTTCCTCAAAATAAAAAAGCGCCAGATGGCGCCGACGATAATTTTTATGGAGCGGCTATGAGCCACACCAGGAACTCATTTATTTGAAAATATCCTTTACAGCCTTAATCGCTTTCGCAATCACCCAAACTGCGAGCCCGTAACCGATTAGGTAAACGGGAAGAGCTGCGTACAAAGGAACGGCAGTGACCATAGCGATGAACTCTAGCTCTGTGAAGACCATCACCTAGATAAGTCGGGTTTTCTGTTCTCAGCTCCGGATTCTTACAATCTCATAACTTTCCGGATTGATCAGAGCTTGTTAAGACCGCTAATAAAATCCTTATCCCGCACGAATGACGAGAAGAATTTGTCAAGGAACTCTCCGCCCTTTTGCTTCCAGTAGTTAAGTGCTGCAGTGTTCAATTTTCCTTTTGATAAAGCAGCATCCTTAGACAGTGCGTTCTTAATTATTTCATCTCGCGGGATGTCATCACCAAACATGGATGATTTGGCCAGTCTCGATTCTTCCATAAGGACGTCTGCCAACTTGTTAAGTTTTTCTGAAATTACCCTAGGCGAACGTGCATTATCCGCGAATAATTTAATGATCATATTCTCGGCCGAGTTCTCTGAACTCTTGTTAAACAAATCTTGAGAAACGGCCTCTGACATTAAGTTGATTCCCTCCCGTCTGGCATTCACTGCTCTCATAGCGGCTTTAGAAACGATATCCCTAATGTCATAGTTGGAACCGGCATCCCTTAGTTCCTGCATTTTTGACGCGGCCCCTTCCAAGGCGTTAATAATATTTTTGCTATCGGGATCAAGTGCCTGAGCATACAAATTCGTTAGCCCTTCATTTTCATATGCTTTTTCAAATACTGCAGCATTGAAACGATGTAAGGCCTGCCGTGTCGGATTGCCCTCTTTGTCGATCAATCCTGCTTGTTCAGACTCAGGCATACGCTTTACAAATTCTGAAATAGTTTCCTTAGTCGGACTGCCATCTGAGTAAGTTTTAATGTTTTGAAAGTCAACTCTATTCGCGTCATTGCGCGCTTGTTCAACGGCCGTCATTTGAATGTTCCCGACAACGTTACTTTTGTCTCCGATGTCTTTAGTAACATCCTTCGGCTGCATGACTCTCACAAGGATAGGATTTTTCATCCGGTCAATCACATTTTGATCTACTCCGTGGGATGTATCGTCGTAAAGGTCATCATTGTATTTTTGTGCGTTTCCTTTTTGATAAGCACTTGTAAGACCCGTTACACGCCCGTTCCCAGCAATGGCTCTAATCTTTGAAGGGTCATCGGAGTAATACTCTTTGTTCGTAAGTCCGTGAACGTCATTCGAAGTTAATACTTTATCCGCCTCTACTACAGCATATTGAACGGCATATTTAGTACCGTCCGGCATTGTGGCCCACTCTTTTTTGCCGAGTTGATTTTCAGGTATTGATCCGAATGCAACAACCGGGGCGCCGGAACCAAATTCCCGCGATCCGCTTAAACGATCGTAATCCGGATCTTGAGATATTCGATGAATCTGAGTTTGACTTGCTACGCTGGAGCGGTCCCTATTTTGCAAAATGGAATCTGCAGGTATCTTTTCAGGATTTTTAAAATCAAGCTTTTCCGGCAAAGACTGGCGCTGTTTCCTTCGCTCTGCTCTTTGCTTGTCTCGTTCTGAGCGAAGTTTCTTGTCACTCTTGGCCTCGGAAATATGTTTACCAGTAAATTTACCGCCCATGCCTCCGATAACGCGACCTGTTTCATCATCGATTAAAGCCGGACGACCTTTTGATTCAGCTCCGTTAGGTTTTACGGTAATCCATTTGGCAGCATCCTGAGCACATTTTTTGCCTTTCCCATACGCCGAACCTAAACGGAATGCCGCGCCTTGCGCAAAAGCAAGTTTTTCTTTCTTACTTTTTGTTTGCATTGTCATCTTCTACCGGTGGATACGAAACATCAACATTTTTAAGATCAAGTTTAACGTTGTAAAAATAATCCACTGAGGTTCTAACTTGGCTTTCGAAACTTAAATGAATCGTCAACGTTGAACGTCTTACATACGAATCCGAATCGCCTACAAACGTGGCGTCCCTCGGATCGTCTGCATACAGCAACGAAATACCGCGGTCGTTAAAGAACTGAACGCCTGCCGTCGATCGGGCAACTGTTTCGAGGGCCTGCGCTCTCAACATAGCGTTAATGCCGTCATTGCCGTTTGTCGTGACAGCGTAACAATCAATCTGAACAATGACCTCAATCGTATTGCTCAAATAAAGATAATCGTTGCCGTCCGTTTTCTCCCAGCGCTCCGAGTTTGTACCATGTCGGACACTCGATAGATACGAAAAAACTATGTAGTCATTGTTTTCCGGCAGAGCGATATTGTTCTGATTGCCGTAAAAAATGGCGGCTTTATCAATTACCGGAGTAGCGAACTGAGCAATAAACTCGAATAAAGCGGCTCGAAAATTAGGAGTGAGATTCACTGTCTCCATCATCAAATTTAGGCGCGGATACCCCTGCCTTTTGGCAGAGGAGGTAGCACCTTCTCCGTTTATGATTAGTGTTGGGTAAGACAAATACTCTCAAGTTTTGTCTTCTCGGTCTTTCGACCGGTTGTGATCCTTCGCCAATGTTGGAAGAGGTTTCAAGCCGACAGCACCGCTCCTACCTCTCAGAGCTTTTAACCATCGGCCGCAGAGCGCGGGACTAGGATCTGCATCCCGCGGTGCCTGTACATTCCCAACCAACGTAGTCCGCCAAACGACGGCCTGAGGCTAGTCAACTAGAGGCTTTTTCAAGCCTCGGCCTTTAGGACGAGGTAGTTGACCGTTTTCGCCCTCCTTAATATTTAACGTGATCGGCGTTTGCTCAAACGTACACCGCACGCATTCCCATCCGGCATCCGAAAAATCTTCTAAAACTGCAGTGATCAACCAATAGCCGCCCTTCGAATCTTCGATGTAATCGCCGGTCCTCGCGAGAGGTCTGTATTGAGCCCATGGGCGTGTTTTTCGGTCGTTTGAGGCATAGAGGTACAGCTTACGAATAATTGTGTTCTGACCCGCCAAATTTGCATGATCCAACGCAGCGTCACCTTCGCTCTGGAAATTACCGAGAATGTTTTCAGCCGGAGCGTAAAACGCGGTCATAATCCCGCTAACGTTTTCTTGCCCTATAGAGCGATAGATTTTTAGCTTTGCATCTGCATAGTTTTGATTTATCGCACGTCGAACAATGTCATGAAGATTCAGCATGTTAAGAATGGATTTTGTGAGTAATACTCTTTTCTAAATTGCCGCTGCGCATGAGCGCTTTATCGGTTGTCGTGTTGCTAACCGCTGCCTGCCCTTTTTGCTGGCGCTTAGCTTTCTCAATTTCGCCCATCGCCTCCAGCATAGCCATGGTCAATGGAGATCGTTTGGGAAAAGGATTAGACGCTGTACCGTTATTTCTAATCGTTGCTCTAATATCAAAAACAGCCCTGATACACATGCCCTCTAACGCAGACTTTACATCATGTGTTTTCTTGAATTGAGATTCAAAAATCTTCTTCCACTCTTTATTTTTCTCGGCAAACGTCGCACGCATGAATGGGCGCGGGGGCAAATGAAGAATGGCAAAATTTTGAATCCAATTACCCTCTTTATCTTTTATCGGCAAACCCAAGACGCTTGATAGATAAACATTCTGTTTGGCCGTTACCCTCTGATCCCATCCATACTCAAGATACATCCCAATGGTGGCGATATCCGGCATCATAATTCCGATTTCAGCATGGGTATTTTTATTTAGAACCGCGTTCTTTTTCAGATCGTTAAAAATACCGTGATCGGTAATTTTGATACCCATAAGCTACCCCCAAGGATGGTAATTAGAGCCTCCATAAAACCGGCCTCCGACGCGATAACGAGCCGTCATGATCCAGTACTGCGCCCCGCATCGTGTCTGCGCCCACCAGTCCCCCACATAAGAATTCGTTTTAAGCAAATCAAACGAAGTAGAAACGGAGCCTTGAGAGGCGCTGGAAATTCTGCCTACAGGCCCCGTCATATTTTCGTCTAACGTTAGGAGGTGACACATAACCAAATCTAAAAGACGTTTACGCAAATAGATATGGTTGTTAGGATCATATGGCGCAAAACTGGTGCTATCTGAGTTCCCTACGAACTCTGCCGCCATACCAAAATACTCAGTAAGAAGTTCGTTCGAATATTTAGTTTCATCCGAAAACGCTGGGTATAGCGTTCTAAAATTCTCTGGATCAAAGATAACAACAGCCATAACTCTCTCTATACGTTTTTAGTTTCTTGAACTCCGACTTTGGCCGGGTCAACAGGATTCACTCCATGATCAATCTCTTTTAGCTCATCAGTACGAGACTTAAATTCTTTTTCGTCTTTCATTGGAATAATGCAAGGCAATCCGCCGTTTACGCCTGTAAATGCGGCTTCTTTTCCGTGCATTTTGAGAATATTTTCCCAGTCTGCTTTATCAATCTTGAAAGCTATCGCGTTGCCTTTCCCGAGCAGAATCCCCTCTCTTTTAGAACGCAGATCGTCATTAAGCCCGGGGAATACAATCGTTTTTGTTCCACCGTCACTGCATGGAACATCATCAAATTTCAAGCCGTGAGGAAGGGAAACAGCCAAAACAACAGTTGCTGCCGTTTTTGCCGCTGATTTTGTTTTTTTCGTATCTTCAAAAGTTGAACCAACAACAGTGCCGCCCTGAGCGAGTGTTGCAGCTTCGTTTTTCGCAGGTCTTGCCATATTCTTAAATCTCCGTGAATGAATAAAAAGGGGACCGAAAAGCCCCCTGTTTGGTTTAAATGAAGGTTACACCCCCAGCATAGTTGCAACGAGGCTGGGTCTGCGAATGATGGAACCCCATGTGCCACCCACAACTTTCTGTTTAAAAGAAGAGAGTTCAGGAACGACACGGCCCAGGAAGAGTTTTTCAGAGTATGCGGTAATGCCAGTCTGAACACCCATCAACTCAGGAACCACCATATAGAGCATTTCTCCTGCAGTAGTGCTGAGTTCGGGCAACTGAACAATTTCAAGATTCGGGAATGACTGTTTGAGCATAGACATAGCCGTACGACCGAAATTGTTAGGTTGGGTCAAGTATGCGGCTCGTTTGTTGCTGATAGCTAAAACAATACGCATATTCTGATCAACCAGTCCCGCGTTCTTTCCTGAAATCTCGATCCAAAGCTTGTTGATATCATCGTAGACGAGATTAGCGGCGCCCTCAGGGTTGGCCGCCACCTTAGCAGGCCACGTAGAGTTGCTGTTTACAGATGTCGGGGCAATAGAAGCAGGAAGATTAGGATCATTTAACATCCCGTAAATCTTCTTGCCCGCTACCCCGTAAAGTGCGAACTTGTTATGTGCCATAGCAAGCACATAAGCTGCGGCCTGCTGCTTAGAGCCAACAAGATTTAATTTTGCCTTCGCCGCAACTCCCGCTTCTCTATCGCCGTATTTGATAACAGTTTCAAAGAGGAAGTTTTCACGCGTCGGATATGCAAAGTTGACGTCAGAAGAAACATTTTCCGTAAAGTCGGAATAAGGGGTCACATTGCCTGCAAATTCTTCTACCGGGAAGGTAAAGAAGTTGTAGGTCCAGTCTCCCTTGCGTTCTTCGCCGAAAACCTTAGAAGCATTCTGGGCGCCAAATAAAATCGGAACAACGTTCGGATCAATGAACGTCGTAAATAGCGCAGGCACGCCCACAGAAACAGGTGTCTGCAAGGCCGCGTCACGAGCGATAGAACGCGCTGCGGCCTCGTAATCAACTTTGATTTTTCCGTCTTTCGTAGAGTTAAACGGCATAAAGCCTTTAACGCCTACGCCGCCAATGCCCTTTTCTTGTGCTAGCTTGAAGTCATCCATGTTAATTTTCCTCGATTAGTTGCCACTAGCCGCTGCGGGTGTAATAGACAAGCCGTGGTTAGAGATAATGATCGTGTCATCCTTAGCGCCAGCCGTACGAACTACCCAGCCCGTATCATTCGCGGCGCCGGCGGCTCCGAATGTGATGTTTCCGGTTGTGGGATCACAAAGAACCGATTGCCCGACCGTAGCAGCGGCCGGAGCAACAATGTAGTAATCACCGCGTTCGGCGATTGTGAGCTCAGCGCCCTCGGGATAAATATCAGTATCCTCATCATAGGACGGCAGAGAAGCCGTAAAAGTACGCTCTACAAGACCTACTACCTTATCCCCTGCAGCTCCTGTCGCAGAGGCTACAGGGAATTGAACAGCCGTTGTGGAGCCCGTTGCGGCCTTAGCAAAGACGAAAGTACCGCAAGCTACGGTTCCATCGCTCAAGTAATTGTGAGGCGTATATACCGCCTGATTGAAAGCGACCTGCTGACCGGGAACGCCAATCGCAGGATAGAGATTTACTGTTTTTTGCAACATCTAAAAAACTCCTATTAGTTAACTTTTTCAAGAATGGAAGTGAGCGCGGTACGTTCGTCTTTCGGCGCCGAATCGTGTGCCGAGGACTTCGCAGAACCCTGACGGCCCGCGATATAAGCGCGATAAGCGATCCGAGCCTGAGAGGGGCTTACACCGCTGATTCCGAGTTTCTTCAAAGCGGCCAAATAAACCTGACCAGCAGAGTCGTACGCACCTAAACGAATTGCACCTACAATCGGCTTGACTTCCTCAATTGCGGTCATTTCGTCGACAAGTGCGGATTTAAGGGCTTTGAGCGAATCAGACGCTTTCACCGTTTCTTCTGCCTTTTCTTCGACGCCTTTCACTTCTTCACCGTCATCTTCGGCCTCTTTGGCCGTGAACTTGTAGCCTTCCTTGAAAGCATTCTTGACAGCGTCCGGAGCGTCATCAAGGCCGCAGGATTTCAAAGCGTCTTCAACACCCTGCAAGTAACGCTCTTCACCTTCGCGCTCATGATCTCGATCAATGCGTTTCGGATCAGCTTTTTCACGTTTTTCGCCGTAAAGGACGCCAGCCTCAAATCCAGCCTTGAAAGTCGGATCTTTCATTTTTTCGTCAAGTTCAATATCGTCATCCTTTGTTTCGTTTTCAGCGGGCTTGGGTGCTTCATCGCCAGTAGCCTTTGAGTAAGCCAAGTCAGACAACGTATCCTTCATTTTCTTGAGATCGTCATCGCTCATCCCCTTGCTTTTCAGCTCGTCGAGAATTTTTGTAATGGCGGCCTCTTTGTCTTCATCAGAGGCGTCTACAACATTGCCGTTTTCATCAACCTTGTGCAGGTCGATAATTTTCTGGGCGAGATCAACTTCTTTCTGCTCGGTGCCAGCGTCTTTGTTTTCAATATCTGCCATATTGATTTCCTTACCTGTATCGCTAACCTTCACGGTCGGGCCAGCTCGCCCTTTCTCAACTAGCGCCAAATGGTTAGCTCTAATTTGACGCTGTACAAAATCGTAGTGTTCCCCATCATCCGTATCCCCTGACTTAAACTCAGGAATATATGTGTACGCTAGGGACAGCTCCTTCATGCTTCCATCATTGATACGGTTAATCGCGTCCTGATCGAAAATATGAAGAGAGTTCATTAAAAACGGGGCCTCAAAAGCCCCGTCGGTTCCGGTAGTTCCTACCCGAGTTTGTTTGTCCTCAGGCTCGCCTGAATCATCGTGATGTTCTAGGTGAATCGGAATACCATTTATCGATTTGATTGTTTCTTCGCTTGCGAGTTCTTCCGGCGGTCTGTATGCGTGATAGATATTTTCAGGATCCAGTCCTTGAGCCTGCCAGCCTGAGATTTCACGGCCTAAATAAGGTGCCACTTGCACGCGCGTTAACGGCGAACGTTCGACGTGTAGAAAGCCATTCGCGTCAACCGTTCTCATACTGGCCGAGTCGAACGCAATACAGCGATCTTCTTTATTCATTACCTAAACCTCAAAATATGAGCTGCCCTGTCGTCAAAATCCAATGACAAACTGGACTATCGACTTAAACAAATAAAAAGCTAAGTAGCCTGCAAAAGTCCACCGAATAACAAAGAACCACTTGGGGTAGGCTCTGACAAAATCCATGACGAATCTCCTCGTCTGTTTTGATAAAATTAACTTCATGGTCGATGTTTCCCTAAGCTAATCGACTACTAAAAACCCCGTTGAGTTCGCTGCTCACGGGGTTTTGTTTAAATTCTTGGTTTAGTCCTCAATGACAGGACGAAACGTACAGCGGCACCAATACAACTCACCCGGCATAACTTTTTTGTCTACCGCCTTGTCATAAAGTCCTTCCGCGAGATTGAACGTTTTCCCGTTCATCTCTATATGCGTCGGACGGCTTGAGTATTGCCCGGGTACGTGAATCCAAACGCCTCTTTTAATCCCGATCCCTTCACAATTCTTTTGAAGAATCTTTTGACTAATTTTTGACGTCTGATCTATCGCCACTCGCCTCGCACGTTTTTCGGTAAAGCCTTTCGTAGCCTCTAACGTTTCAACGATGTGAGAGTACGTATTCTTGCCTTCGTATGCGTCTAAAAACGCCGCCCGAATGTTCCCTATATCGCTGGAATTTATGCGCGTTATAAGACTGACTGTATCGGTTACAAGCTTCGGTAATTCATCTATAGCCTGAGGCGTTATGAAAAACGATTTACGACTATTACGCATGGCCTGCCTGAGAACGGCCGCAGGAATTCCCGCGGCTGTCAATGAGGCCTTTTGGGAAACCGAAATATCAGCCGACAGGTTACGTACATACCAGTCTGCGATCTTCTGCGTTTCTTTGTCCGCTTCTCGTAACCATGACATCATGTTGCGAGCAATAAACTCATCAATATTCCGCTTGAAACGTTCAGGATCACGGAGCACAAGGCGATTGATTTTGCGCTTAATCTGCCTAAGCCTTTCACGGTCTATTGGGTCATCGGGCCTAAACGTTAATGACACGTCTTCGGCTAAGAGATTTTCCTGATCGATGTACAGCAAAATCTCATTGATAACACGACGCCTAAACGAGTTAACGAACGTCAAAAGTTTCTTCTCGAACTTTCGACTCATCGCAGGACTGGCGGCAATGCTGCGGGCCGTTTTCAATGAATTTCTCCCGATTTGTCCACGTCATCCAAATGAGGCTTGTTCTCTGGCGCCGGAGTTTCCCTCTTTGATAAAAACTCCTGCATAGGGCCGTTGGTCGCCGCAGGATCATCGGTCATTAAATCACCCTCCATATCGTCAGGCAATTCATCGCCAATGAAATCTAACCCAGTAGCCGGATCACGTTTAACCGATTCTCGAACTTCTTCAGCGCTGATAACGTTTCTATCCTGAAGTACAGCCAGCATATCCACGCGGGTTTTTGCCGTCATTGCAATAGCGGCAGCGTCATCCTCACCCAGCTCATTAAACATGAAGGAAATTGAATCATCAATTTTTCCAAACTCAACAAGCTGAATGATTTTTAAACAGGTCTGAATCGCGTTCCTGTTTAATTCCTGCTTTGACTTGATATGGTCGTAATAATTCCGGATATCGCTCTGACCAGTTGCGTTAAAGCCACTCGGCGAAATACCCAAGAGTTTCACCGCAGGCGTACGGTTAATGCTTGCTATGAACTCCAGCGACTGGCGGATAATGTCAGTCACGCCTGCAATGGTGGCGGTAATGTTTTGAACATCTTCGGTTGAATCGCAGGCAAACACAGAATCATTATCTCGATATCTCTGCAGGAGCGACATTTTCCCGTCGAGCTGTTCGATACCGCCAGCTTCTAATACCTGAGCAAAATCCGTCTTGAAAACCAAGAGATTCAGCTTGTCTAAGATGTTTACACCTGCTTCCCGAGCCTTGTTCCAATGCAGAACGTAATCCCACAAAATTTGCGCTTGTGGAATTCCGAAGAAATTGTATGCAGGCTTCAGTAACTGCGGGGGCTCGTTATCAACCAGTCGCAGAAGCCGAGAGGCGTGGACTTTGCGCCCTAAAACGTACCAATGAGCGGGCCTCATGTAATCAGACTTCAACGGGTCGACAGAGTTGTACATACCCGGCGATACGTTAATCGGGTCAACTAAAACAAATTTAACGTCGGAACCTTTTTTGATCTCAGCTGAAACGTCTGAAATATTCAACGGCAAATCCAGCTTCTCAGTTCCGGTATCGATAAAAATCAAGGCGCCGCCCATAAAGCCTACAAGCGACTGAGCACGATTGAATAGAGACCGTAGTCTGTACTTTGATTCCTGCAGGTCTTGTAGCTTGTCGATTGCTTCATTCTCAACGTCATCGCCGCCGGTAACCTGAATCCACTCTCTGGTCATGTCATCCGCGACGGTTTGAACGCAAGTGCGAATCATGCCATTTTGCGCGATTTGCTGAAGGACACCATAGCCTACGAAAGATGTTGTAGGAAACTGTCCCAGCGCCATAGCGTGACCCGTGAGCGTGCTCTGTAACGCCGCTAGGCTAGCCTCAAACGCTGAATCATGAGCCATTGAGACGGCCTTGCTATCTTCCTCGTCTAAACCTTGTAGCCCAAGGGTAACAGGCAACGAGGAAAGCGCTTTGACTTCATCCTCCGTTAATGTCTTCCCTTTGGGAAAATACGGAGCACTGGCGGCCTGAGCATAATCCACCACCCCGGCCCGTTTCTGCAAACCTAACGGGCGGTGTTTATCGTTTGTTTTTTTCTTCATTGCGTTAATCGAAAAAAATGCCGCCCACGGGTTATGTAGGCGGCCAACTCATCCAAGGAGATAAAACTACTCAAAACCTCGGAGGCCGCTTCAAAGCCTTCAGCACATCCTTAGACAGAACGTATGTTGCGTTGTTTCTAAAGTAATTTAGACATTGACTGAGGGAGTCGACACAATCGTCGTGAGCTCCGGCTGGAAAATTAAGTAATTCGGCCTCAAATGCACCCATCCATGGCGTTTTCTTCGGGTCAGGCAGGTACACATTACCAGCCTCAAAAAACGGCGTTATAGCGCTCGCACGAGCTTCCTTAGATTCCTTCGGAGTAACCGGGACAATACCGCTGACCGTTTTTTGAAGTTCTGAAATAATCGCCGAACCGTTCGCTTTGTCCTCAACGAGCTTGCGTAACGCCTTGGGCCACTTTTGCGCAAGGATAAGAAACATCTCACGCGTTTTAACGAAGTCCCACTGACCTCTGACCTGATCGAGCAAATAAAAATCAGCGCCTTTCTTACCCCAAACTTGTCCTACCACATAGTCGGAGTTCTTCGAATCCTTAAACGTCATGTCCCACGACGTTACGATCTGATCGAACTCAGGTGGCAGGCTCGATTCCGTCCAGTATTTAAACCATTCCGCTTTAAATACGTTACCTCCGTCCGGTATCGGATGCTGCTGATACAGTGCAGCCCAATCTCTCGATCCGACGGTTTTCTGAATCTTTTTAAGCTGCTCTAACGAATAACGTTCAGGATGCAGCGCCTCGCCTTTCCGCCTATGGATTTCATCATGCTCAGCAATCGCCGGGTAGTTAATGACCGTAAAGTTATCGCCCTGCCCTGTCCCCATGTTTTCGATGAGGCGCCCGATTAGGTCATCTAAATGCCAGCGCGTAGCCATAACGATGACGCCGCCGCCCGGCGATAAGCGCGTATACGCCGTAGACGTGTACCAGTCCCAAATAGACTGTCGGACCGTGGCGCTATTCGCTTCCGCGCGATCTTTCACGGGGTCATCAATGAGTAGGCAGTCTGCGCCTTGGCCCGTAATACCGCCTCCGACGCCGCATGAGCGATAGGCGCCGGCATGACCAACAATCTCAAATAAATCAGACGTTCGGATGTACGAACCTCGCGAGTCCGTCCGGACTCCCGAGCCATTTAACGTAGTTTCAGGAAATATTTCTCTATATTTTTCGTCATCGATAATTCGCTGAACGTCACGATTAAAACGCTGAGATAAATCCGCGCTGTAGGATGTAGCGATAATCTGCAGATCGGGAAAACGTCCGAAAGCATAGGCAGGGAAACGGCGGGAAACCAACTCACTTTTGCCGGACCTCGGCGGCATTGTGATAATCAACCGAGGTGACCGCTTGGCTCTCACGTCATCCAAAAACTTATCCAATGCGTCACAGATTTCACGATGAACCCAGCCCATCAGGTAGTCAGGTTTAGTACGCTGGGTAAAGTAAGCAAGAGACTTACGAGCTTTCCATATCCTCACTTCCTCCAGCGTCGGAAGATTTGTCAATGCCATTCAAAATAGCCTCCAACTTTTCCAAGTCCGAAACTGAAAGATTCGACAAATCGTACTGCTGCTTAGTCTCAACCTGCACAGCACCACCATCGGCGCCAGTCAAAGCAACTCGTTTACGATCTCCATAGCGTGAGTCATCACGCAAGCCAGCCTCTCTAGCATCCTCCTGAATCGAAACCTTGATAGCCTCGACCACACCTTTAGGAATATCTAAGCCCATTTTCAGGTGCTTCTTCGCGATCTTGTACAACTCGTCAGCTTTCTTCTGTCGCTGATCGTTGTAAAACTCAGCGCTATCAGCCCTTGCGCGCGCGGATTGTTCCAAAAAATCAGGGTACTTCTGTTTCCAAACCCACAAGGTTTGAATGGCTGGCATTCCATTCATTGCGCAAATTTGCCGCTCGGATTTCCCGCTTCTTATGAGTTCGCAAATTTTGGCTGCTAACTCAGGGGAATAGATCGACGGTCTCCCCTTTTTTGCTCTAGTAGCCATGTAACACCTACAAAATTTTATCGGTTCATCATTTAATCAAACTGATAGAAAAGCAAAGAAGCAACAACACCAAGGACCAGCGAAAGCAAAATGCCCACGCTGGATACTTAAGAAACAAATCCATAATCAGCTTCCTACAGTGCTTTGTTATAATTTCCATATCGACCTACTGGTTCTAGGTTGACATTAAAAAACCCCGTTCAGCTCACAACTGACGGGGTTTTGCTTTATTTGGCTCGGTGCTTAAGCCCTGTCTCTTATACACATCTGACGCT